TATTAAAATTGGAAAAACTAAAAATATTCTTACAAAAAATACAACTAAATTTTATTTGATTTGCATTTTTACCTTCAGAATATTGTTTCTTTATAAAATTTTGACCAAGAAAGTGATGTGTACCATTTTTACTCCTAATTTTCATAGGATGGTTTTCACCTAAAAAATTGTGAGTTTTGTTGTTAATTCTTTTTTGATTTGCTTTTTTAGATAATTCTGTCATTTCAATGGGTGAAAGATTCATAGTCTTCGACATAATGTAACAAGCATACCAATCACCTTGTTCATAATGTATTTTATAGTGGTCTTGGATAGAAAGTGCAATTAAATTTTCAATGCGGTTATCATTGTGATTTCCGTTGATATGGTGTATATCAAATGTTCTTCCGTTTGAATCTTTAGGAATTTTTCCATAATGTTGTTGATAAATTTTACGATAAATACTCATGCTGATAGTTCCTTATAAACTGTTAGAGTGTATGCGGGGGTCGTAGTCCGGCGATACACACTTATTTATGTTACCTTTGGAGAATAATTTGCCCCGTTATGATTTTTTAAACAAAGACACAGGTGAAGTAGAAATTCACACTATGTCATACACCAAATTGGATGAATTCAAGGAATCCAATCCACATCTTGAACGGTACTTTGCCGCAGAAGATTTGCCTGTCATGTCTGATGGCTCACGACTAAGCACTCCTGGTATCGGTAAACCAGATTCCAGTTTTGAAAAGTATGTTATCCAACGTATGAAAGATACAATTCCAGGTAACACAATGTCCGGTCACAAAACAAAGACTCCTAGAGAATGGTAAAACAACAAATTCCCGCCCTTCTTGGTGGTGGTTTCTACAAACCACAAGTTTATCAACAACAAGTCAAGAAGAAAACTCAACCAAAAGTGCCAGCACTGTTTAGAAAGGATACCCCTGTCTGTAATAAAACTTCCAAATAAATCTTATAAACAACCAGCAAGGAAAGTTTCAATGGCAAGCAACAGAAGAAGTGCAGTTCAAAAGCGTGACGATACGGTTGAAAATGATGCAGTAACACATATGCATCAGCCGGTCACGACAAATTCATTAAAGATTAAATTAGACCATTTAAAAACTTTTGAGGCGTTGACACCAAATCAACAGAAGTTTTTTGATGCATACAAGAGAGGAGATTATTTTGTTGGTTTACTAGGTTCACCTGGCGTAGGCAAAACATTCTTGGCATTGTATCGTGCCATTGAGGAAGTATTAGACAAGAGTAATCCGTTTGAACACGTTGTTGTGGTTCGTTCGGCAGTTCAAGTTAGAGACCAGGGTTTTGTTCCAGGTACTCTAGAAGAAAAGATGGAAATCTATGAGGTGCCATACAAAGAAATTTGTGAGACACTATTCGGTCGTAAAGATGCGTGGGAAAGATTAAAGGAGCAGGGTCATGCTAGATTTATCTCAACTACTGCTATTCGCGGCATTTCTATTGATAATTCTATCATCATTGTAGACGAATGTCAGTCTATGACGTTCCATGAGTTGAATTCAGTTATTTCTCGTGTGGGTCACCGTTCCAAGATTATCTTTATTGGTGACTTGAAGCAAAATGACTTAATTAAGAGTAGAAATGATGTGTCTGGCCTACAATCTTTCTTAGATGTAGCACGACATATGGATGATTTTAGTGAAATCCAGTTCACACCAGACGATATCGTTCGTTCCAGTTTGGTTAAATCTTGGATTGTAGCATGTGACAAGTTGGGTTATTAGGATAAATAGGGTTACAGTATTAAAAATACATTAAGAGGCAATTAAGATGGACATAGGAATCGTACAGGCAATCATTTCAATCGCACCGACAGCCAAGTGGGTTTTGACGGGTAATGATTATTCTTCATTGGACTGGCAAGACACAATCACTCCAAAGCCAACTGAAGACCAAATCAATGCTGAAATTGCCTCTTTAAAAACCCGCTATGAAGCCAATTCATATCAACATGAACGTGCAGTATCATATCCAAAGGTAGAAGACCAATTGGATATGTTGTGGCATATGATGGACCAAAATGTTATTCCTGGTAAAAATTCCAATTGGTATAATAGTTTGTTGGCAGTGAAAACAAAATATCCAAAGCCAAATTGAATTCTAAGGAAATAACATGTCAGCAACGCTAAACAACGGGACAATAGTATTTGGTAATGGAAGCACACAATCAGTATCACAACTGAGCAACTATAACTATATGAGCCAGCAATGGACTATGGGTAATTATGGTAGCCAAGTTTATACGATGAGTGTTACTGCTGGTCCACAAGGTTTGATTCACTTAATTATTGATGCACCATGGACAGAAACAGCAGATACCGGACTTGGTTCACATACGTTTACAGTTTATAGTTCTCCCGACAATTCAAGTTGGTCTCAATTTTGGCAATCAACACAGTATGCTAATGGTTATTCTGGACGTTATAGTGCCGGCAACTTCTCATTGACTTATCCGATAGGTGTGAGTGCATACCAAACATATTATTTCCAGTTTGCCAGAACAACTGGCTCCGCATCACCCACATCAAATTGGTTGACAGTTATGGGTTTTGGTGTATAATACCTTGTTAGGAAAATAAAATGTCAACAATACTGGAGAACGGAGATGTGCGTTTTGGTAACGGAAGTGTACAAAACGTTTCACAACTTAATAACTATGCATACACATATTCTAATAACTTATCTTTAGGAAGAAACAGTTATTATACTGTAGGTAGCAACGTTGCTGCCGGTCCACAAGGTAATATTTTTGTATTTGTTAAATCACCATGGACATGCACAGAAGATAATGGTTTAACAATCCAATATGTGACACTTCAAACTTCTTCAGATGGTGTAAATTGGAATTCAATAATTCAACAATATCAATACGCCAATGGTTTCAGAAGCCGTTATACTGCTGGTAATTTTTCTATGAGTTATCCTATTACAGGTTTGAGTTCTGGTCAAATTTATTGGTTCCGTATTCTTATTTCAACAGGAAATGCAAGTACCACATTCAGTCCAACCATTATGGCTTACGGCGTATAAAATTTAATCTTAAAAATATCATGTTTAATTATTGTCCCCCACGGGAACTCAGTGACTTAAAATCAGAAACCTTTCCAGACGGTAAACGGTACTATACTCTTGAAGATGGTACTCGTTTGCCCTCTGTAACCACCGTTCTTGGTGCACAAAAGAAACAGGCCATCTTTGAATGGCGTAAACGTGTTGGTGAAGAAGAAGCCAATCGTATCAGTAAACAAGCAACATCACGTGGAACTAACGTCCATACGATTTGCGAGAACTATCTCAACAACAAGCCTGATTACATGAAAGGTATCATGCCTGATGCATTGGAATACTTCCTGTCCATCAAACCATATCTCAACAAGATTAACAACATTCATTACCAAGAAGCCGCACTATGGTCTAAACAACTTGGTATGGCTGGTCGTGTTGATTGTATTGCTGAGTATGAAGGTAAACTTGCTGTCATTGACTTTAAGACTGCATCACGACCAAAGTCCAGAGATTCTATTCTAGATTACTTTTGGCAAACAACCGCATACAGCCTGATGTATGAAGAACTTATTGGTACACCAATTGATAACTTGGTGATTATCATGGCAGTAAAAGATTCTGATCCATTAATTTTTAAAGAAAGAACACAAGACCACGTTGACGGTCTAGTTGAAGCAATTAGTTATTATAAAAGTAGAGGATGATATGAGTGAGCCTGTTATTATTGGTGATGATGCACCGGTTTGTGAAGCGAAAAACATGGTTGAAACCTATGAATACTTCACAACACCAGTTTACAAAATTTCTAAACCAGAATACTTAGAAGAAGTTAAAAAAGTTGTGTATTCTGCCGTTGAGGAAATTAAAAAAGTAACTGAATTTGATCCAATCTATCCACTCTATCAAACAGATAATTTAACTGAAGAACCAAGTATCAAAGACTTTGTGGACTTTGTTGGCGCAACAGGTTGGAATATTTTGCAAAGTCAAGGTCACAACATGCAAGACTTGACTGTATTTTTCCAAGAGTTTTGGGGTCAACAACACCACAAGCACAGTGCACATGAAGAACATGTTCATGGTTATGGTTGCCAACTTGTTGGTTTTTATTTCTTGGATGTACCAGCCAAATCTAGTAAATTGGTGATACACGATCCTAGACCTGCAAAAAAATTGGTGAATTTACCTGAAGTTGATATGAGACAAATAACTATTGCTAGTAGTGCTATCAACTTTACGCCCGAACCTGGTGAATTGTACTTTTTACCCAGTTGGATTCCACACAGTTTTACTAGACATGCGGATGAAGAACCTTTAAACTTTATACACTTTACGCTTGGTGTGAGTTACATAAAGCCAACTGTTGAGGTTGATTCTTTGAATAAATGCATTCCGGAAATTGTATGAACACCTATCACATAAGATTCAACAAGTCTAGAGGACAACCAGGTCGTGGTTCAATGTATCACGTTTGGCGTGTGTTTGAAAATGGTAAAGAGTATCTATTCAAACACTTTCGCATTGAAGGTCTGGTTGTAACAGATAGTGTTACTGGCAATGGTGCCGGTGGTGATGATTGGAATATGAGTTGTCAAGGTTATATGACGATTGATAGAGAAACATCAACCGCCATCATTACTTCAAACCCAAATTAAGACACAAGTTCCCATTCCCAAGTGTCAAAATTCCAATTATAGTTTTGACCATCGTCTGGCGCATGTGGTGCTATCTGCCAGTCATTTATTTTGCCGTTCCAACGATATGCTAGACCTTCAGGTGGCGTTGGTCTTGGATGTGGTGGAACCATTGTGCATGTTTCTGTATCTAAAGTCCATGCTGTAAAATTATTTGCATATGGCCTGTTCGCCCATGTTGTGATTGTTAGATTTTGCTTATAAGTGATTTCTTCTTCAGTCATGTCTTCTGCAAACCAACTGTCTTGCCATGTTACACCATCATCGGATAAAACATATGTGGAGTTTGCTTTCTGGTAAACACCTAGAGTTATACCAGATTCTGAAAATAAAGTTCTATTGAATGGTTTCCAATTTGATGGAATTTCACCAAAAGCGTATAACAGATTTAACTGTACCGCTGGATGATTTACTGTAACACCATTCTCTACTTGAATATACAATCTATCACTCATATCATTTCTCACTATTAACTAACATTTGTTGAGGGGAATGAACGTGAAGAACCTGGCCAAACAATTCTTGCACCACCTTTTGCTCCACATCCAACAAAAGAACTGGATGCACCACCACCGCCACCGTAAACACCACCTGCACCATTTGTACCAGAGTTGCCACCACCTGAGCCGCCACCACCACCAGCAGCGCCGTTACAGCCCTTACCTCTTAATCCAACACCACCGCCACCTCTTGAAGTGCTTGACGTGCCGTTGCCACCACCACCACCACCGCCTGATCCTGCTGAGCCGCCGTTACCGCCCGCACCGCAATAACCACCTGCACCACCAGCATAGCCGCTTGTATTTCCTTTGCCGCCGGTACCTCCTCCTGTTGGACCTGCTGTACCGCCGCCGCAACCGCCGTATACATAGCGTGAGCCACAACATGTGAAGGATTGTGCACCAGTGCCACCATATGCACCGGCTGTAGCTAAACTGATAAAATAGGAATAACTGCCGCCTTGTTGACTGCCTCCACCAGAACCCACATAGACGGTGTAACTGGATCCACCACTGACACCATAGTTATTTCTCCATGCGGTGGCACCTCCACCACCACCAGCATAACCAGCACAACTTAGTGCGCCGCCACCGCCTCCACCGATAAGAACAACGGACACACTACTGACGCCACTTGGAGCAACCCATGTATAAGTTCCAGGAGAACTGTATGTTGCACAGCCAGAAGAAGATTTGCCGTAGAATGTGCTAAAACTGACTGTTGAACCGCTACTTGTACCAGAAAGTGTTCTTAAACATGAGTTGTTCATGCAAAGAGTGCTTCCCGCTGATTTACCGACTTCAGCACCAATTTGATTACGTGCACCGCTGCCTCCAGTACAAGTACCATTTAATCCTAATGTTCCAGAGCTTTCAATTGTCATAGTGTTGAGTCCGTTTATTAACTGTTTATATTTATGCATAAATACTGAAGCTATTTCGGTAATTTTCCAGAAAACGCTTGACATGTTTAACACTTTCTGATAGGATACTAACATGAAAAAACTTATTACTTTATTTTTATTGGCAACTTTAGCAACTGCGGCTTCTGCTGATTACTGTTGCTATCGTCCTCATCACCATTGGGGTGGTCCTGGTGTCGGTTGGGTTCCGTTGGCCGCAGGTGTTGTTATTGGTGCAGAACTTGCATCACAACCTAGACCTATCATGGTTGAACAAGCACCGGTCTACATCCAACAACCGCCAGTCTACATTCAGCCACAACCTACGGTTCAATTACCGCCACCAGGTTATCACTGGCAAGAAATGTTTGACCCACAAACTAACACTAAACGAATTGTATTGGTACCAAATCAATGAAAGTCAAAAAATTAATCCAAAAACTGAATCGTGCAGAGTTTGAACATAACTTAGAAAAAGCCAAGAAATTTTGGATGAAGTTATTGAAGAAGTCTGTCAAAGGTAAGCACACCGAATCGGTGCGCTAAAATGATAGTAAACTTGGTATAAGAAAAGTATTCTGGACGGGAGTTCGACTCTCCCCATCTCCACCATAAAAATTCAGGCCTGCGCCGTGCGTTAATGAAGATGACTAAGGTATCACGGACATCCACATAATCTAAGCCTGAATTTTTATGATGGGGATGCCATGGTTTCGACAGGGTAACAAGTATTATATTAGGCTATCCGTCAGAGTTGACGTAAACACTAAATCAAAAATAAATGCAAACGAAAGCGTTTACCGCCTAGCCGCTTGAGGTTAAGCTGAGGTTTCGCCAACTGTCCTTATTACCCAATCAGTTGGCATTTTTTAACTTAAAGGAGTTTTTAATGAAGAAGTTAGTTCTATTGGCCACTTTGATGGCTGCATTTGGAGTTGCATCAGCCGTTGAAGTTGGTGTTAATGGTTCTATCGACAACTACAGCAAGAAAGACCGTAATGGTTATGGCTTGACTGTTGGTGAACAATTTGGTAAAACCAGCGTTACTGCTGAATTTGACCGTGAAACCAAACGTAGCCTAGACAAGTTCATTGTTGGTGGCGGTTATGACGTTGCTAAAATTGCAGGTACTACATTGACTGCTAAGGTTGGTGTTGGTTACTTGGACAAAAAGGGCGTTAAGAGCGGTGACCGTTACTTTGCAGACCTTGGTGCTGGCGTTACTGTTCCAGTTACAAAGTCTTTGGCATTGACTGCTGACTACCGTTTCCAAGAAGGTGACCACAAAGCAAAAGCATTTGATGGTAACACCGTTGCTGTAGGTGCAAAGTTCTCTTTCTAAGAGTCCAATAAGTTTCGGTGGGTTCTTACAAAACCCACCCATTTAACTGGAGAATCATATGCAAAGTAGACTTATACTTGTAGCAGTATTCTTTTCAGCAATCATACTGATGTTATCCTGTATCAACATTGATACTTATAATTTACCGTTCAAAACCACTTACAATGCACTATCTGACGAAACTAAAGTTCAGGTAAATTGTTTGGCACAAAATATCTATCATGAAGCGGCACATGAGCCATTAGATGGCCAGAAGGCCGTTGCTTTCGTTACAATTAACCGTTTACAATCCGGTTATGGTGAAGATATTTGTTCCGTGGTAAAACAGAAAACGAACGGCACATGTCAGTTTTCTTGGTATTGCGAAAAGAAAGATGGTAAGGGCTTGCCAATCACCGATAAAAGGTTGTATAATGAAATCTTGGATCTCGCAACAAACTTAGTGGTTAACTATGAAAGGCAAAAAGATGTTACAGAAGGTGCGACATACTATCATGCGGATTACGTCCACCCTGGTTGGCATCATTTGGAAAAGGTCAAACAAATTGGACAACACATCTTCTACCGATCCAACAAAGACTCAATTGACAGAAACAAGGAAATCATTTAATATGGAAAACCAAAATTCATACATGAAAATTATTATTACATCATTGGTGTGTATCACCATTGTTATCGTGTCGGTAATCATTAGTGGTTATTTGTCAAGTATCAATGACCGTAACAACATGGCAAAGAACATGGATTCTGCCATTCAAAAAGGTATTGACCCTATCTCTGTTAAGTGTGCATATGCTACACAAACGGACAACCTTTGCATGGTCTATGCATTGAAAGCCAAATAATGCCTAGTAAAGATGAAATCCGTGACTTCTCGCTGAAGGTTGAAGAAATAGCAACAGACTATAAAATTCATTGTATGGATGCTATTGTTCAACTATGTGATGAAACAGGTATTGAAATTGAGGTGGCCGCCACCTTGATTTCTCCACACCTTAAAGCACGTATCCGTGAAGAAGCACAATCAGTTAATCTAATCAAGAAGTCGAGCCGGTTACCTATTGTATGATATAATAGATATGACAGAAAATACTGGTTTCGAAGCGTACAAACTTTATTCTGCAATGAAGTTACACTTCACATCTAAATCCTATGATTATTTCCGATACAACGGAAAAACTAATGTGTCACAGGATAACTTTTTAAAGAACAAAGCAAAATATCAATTCTACAAACTTTCACGGAAGTTCTCCATGGAAGAATTGCGGAGTTTTTACCTTGCAAATTTTGTATACGGTGATTCGTCTTGGGTTGGTGAAATGACAGGACCAGAAGGTGAAGCGGCATACAAGAAGTGGAAAAAGATAAACCAAAGCTTGACATATGTCTTTGAAAATGATATACTTGGTCTTGTAGGAAATGATGCACCAGAACAAATGTTGATTGTCAATGATGGTCAACATCCTATCTTACTCCGTGAGGTAATGTCTGGTACAATTTCAGTAGAAACTTTGTGCATACTTAATGATATTATGAACTTCTTTCCCATGTGGGACCGTAAGATAACTGACGACATCGTATGGCCGAATTGGCGATTGAAATGTGAAAAGTATGCACCTTTTATTCAATATGACAAAGTTAAATTCAAAAACATACTTAAAGAAGTGATAACAGAACATGCATAAATTTACTAAGATTTATTTGGACCTTGATGGTGTAATTGCTGATTTCAACAAGCGTTATCGTGAATTACACAATACAAGTCCATCAAGTGATGATGCTCGTAAACGTTTTGGTCAACGCTTTGGTGCCTTTATTCAAAACAAGGAATTTCAAACCCTTGACCTGATGCCTGATGCAACAGAATTGTTGTCGTATCTCAAAACTTGTGGTGTACCTGTAGAGATTCTTTCTTCTACTGCACGACCAGTGAGCAATGCTGAAATCTCCCGTCAAAAGGAAATCTGGCTTGGCAAACACAACATTAACTATCCTGCAAACTTTGTACCTGGCAAACAGTTCAAGTATAAATTTGCTGACGAAAATTCCATAATCATTGATGACACACCTTCTGTCATTGAAGATTGGAATAAAGCAGGTGGTACTGGTATTCTTCACAGAGATGCCTTGACAACCATCTCCATATTAGATACACTCCTACGTGGATAAATATGGTTATATTATGTAATCTGTGGACAATCCGTTTTAATTTTAATACTCCGTTTTATAAGGAAATAATATGAGTTCATTTGCAAACCTCAAACGTCAATCTGGCAACTTAGACAAGCTTGCCAAAGCAGTTGAGGCACTTAATTCTACAGGTGCCGCAGACAACAAAGACAACTATTGGAAACCAGAAGTAGACAAAGCAGGTAATGGTTCTGCCGTTATCCGTTTCTTGCCTGCACCAGCAGTTGATGGTGATGATGCATTGCCTTGGGTTAAGATTTTTGGCCACGGCTTTCAAGGTCCTGGTGGCTGGTTGATTGATAACTGCCTGACTACCAAGAACCAACAATGTCCTGTGTGTGAACACAATAACAAGTTGTGGAATTCTGGCATTGAAGCCAACAAAGAAATCGTTCGTAAGCAAAAACGTAAGTTGAATTACATTGCTAACGTGTATATCGTTTCTGATCCTAAGCACCCCGAGAATGAAGGACAAGTTAAGTTGTTCAAGTTCGGTGCTAAGATTTTTGAGAAGATTACAGGTGCAATGAATCCTGCTTTTGAAGATGAAACAGCAATCAATCCATTTGACCTGTGGACTGGTGCTAACTTCAAGTTGCGTATCACTAAGGTTGCTGGCTATCAGAACTATGACAAGTCTGAATTCGCCGCTTCATCCGCTTTGTTGGATGATGACGATGAATTGGAAAAGATTTGGAAGTCAGAACACTCTCTTGCAGAGTTGGTTGCAGAAAAAGAATTCAAGTCTTATGATGACTTGAAGGCTCGCCTTGAAAAGGTTCTAGGTTTGAATGGTGATACACCAATGCCTAAGACCACAGTAGAGACATTGAAGTCTGCACCTAAGAAACCAGTTCAGGAAGAACCTGAGTTGGTTACTGATGATGATGACGATTTGGCCTACTTCAGCAAGTTGGCTGACGAGTAAGATGAAGACCCCGCCTAGTGCGGGGTTTTTTATACCTGCCTTGCAAGTTTCTTAAAGATGTTTTGTAAGGTTGGGTCATCCGTTCTGACGGTAACGGAACTATCCATAGACACAGCGGGAGCAGAAGAACCGCCACCTGCATTGATAGATTTTGAATTGTCTATCGTAACAACCTGTGGTGCGCTAGGTTCTAAATTCATATCATTGTTCTGAATGATAGCAGATTGCACTCTCGCACCAGTTCCGCTTGGTTCTGGTGGTGCGGAGGTTGCAGTTGAAGGTGCTCCAGGTGATGCCGATGCGGGTTTAGATTCTGCCGGTACTGCCGTTTGTTGTGCCGCTGATGCAACAGGTGTGGCCGTTTTCTCCAATGATTTGTCGGCAAAATCGTTTGCCTCTTTTAGTAAGGATTCTGGTGCTTCTTTACCATTCTTATCTTCAAATGTTACACCACCAGTTTCATATCCCAAAAAGGTTTTCTTAAACTTTTTGTAACCTTTCTTATTCATGTAAGCGGTAACAAGACCTTGCTTTTCTTTTACTGCGGCATCATATTCTTCTTTTGCTTTTTTTTGGTCTTCTGATTCGGTTCCAGATTCATTCAAAGCATCATTTGCGGCACGCTGTTTCTGTAATGCTGCAACCGCTTTCTTACCACCCAGTTCTTGTGCTTTATCTTCTTCTGATTTTCCTAACAAATTACCTAGTGCTTTACCTGCAAAAATGGCAGCGGCAAGACCACCTGCAACCAATGCGGCAATCAATGCTTCAGGACCGGTCAATAGTGCAAACAACCATTTTGCACCAGAAGAAAGTAATCTAAAGACAGGACCCTTTAAGAAGTTGAATAGTGATTCAAAGATGCCACCAGAAAAGAAATCTTTAATTTTCTTTAACATTCCACCAAACATGTTTTCAACAAAGTCTTCAACCATTTTGATGATGCCATCAAGAAAACCACCACCATCTTTTTTCTGAACAGTTACAGTAGTTGTTTTACCACTAAAACCACCCAATGCTTTAATCAATTCTTCATGCCACTTACTACGTTGTTTTTCTTTACCAAGGTTCTCAGCATGTTCAACTTCGTGTTGTGTTTTTTGGTCTTCAATGTTTGATTTAATAAGATTGTAAACTTTGGACATTACATCAGCAAGACCATCACCACGCTTCAGTTTTCTACGGTCACCTTCAGCAACTTTGGTCACCAATGGATTCATTTTTGCTTCAACAGGTTTTGCTTTGATTCTTGTGCCAGTAAAATAAGAAATGTCTTCATTGCTACGACCAGTCAATCTACCCAATGCATAAGCACCAAGGCGACCACCAACAGCTTTACCGATGTTTAATGGGTCAAACTTTTCTTTGATGCGTGTAAACTTAGCAACAGTTTTGTCTGAAATGGAAGATTTAATGGAACGACCAACTCCCTCACCTGATACAATTCTATCCACAATAAGTGAGCCAAGGCCTTTGTTTTTAAGGCCTCTTGCTCTTTGATAAGACATTTTATTACTTGCCATGTTATGTACCTAATATTGCTGGTTTTTCTGATGGTGTTGAGGTGCTAATTACTTGTTTTTGTGGTGTTGAACCTGTTACCACGTTAGTTTGTGTATTATTTACTACAACTGTTGTTTGTTTAGATGGTGTCTTCAAGTCTTTATTTTCAACAGAATCTGAATTCACTTTTGATCCAGGTATAGGTGGTGCAGTAACATCACTTGCGCTATCTTTTTTACCTTGTCTCAATAAAGCAACAACTTCAGGACCTCTAGACTTAACTTGCTTATACCAATCACTCCCTTCTAAGTTTCTAGCAGCACCTTCTATATCTCCTGCTTCTAGTTGTTTGACAAGCATAGGCCATTTTTTATACCAACTTGGTCCCATGTTGAATGTTAAATCAATCAATGCAGTTTGACCTTTTTCATTTAGATTGTTAAAACCAGGAATTTTCTCGGCAGCCCTTTTATGTTCTTTGAAATCTTCTTCATACAATGCTTGAATTTCTTCTCTTGAGAATTCACGGTCAAACTCTTTAGGTAAACTCTTACCATCACCAATAAGGTGACCAACACCAACAGTCCATAAACCTTTGCTGTCTTTATATGGTCTAGTCTTGAATCCCTCATGTTTCAAGATAGTATTTTTTGCTAACTCATAACCTGCAACACCAACAGCACCGGCAGCAGCAACTTTAACCGCTGTTTTTGCAACACTAGGTGTAGTTTTTACTGGTGCTGCTGTTGGAGCCTCTTTTACAGGTGGAGCCTCTTTTACAGCTGGAATTTCTTTTTTAGGTGGTGGAGCCTCTTTTACCGGCGGAATTTCCTTTTTAGGTGGAGCTTCCTTTACTGGCGGAGCCTCCTTTGCAGGTGGAATTTCCTTTTTAGGCGGAGCTTCCTTTATTGGTGGAGCCTCTTTTGCAGGTGCAGGAGCTGGCGCCTTTTCAGGTTCCTTCTTGATGAATCTGCCCTTCTCATCACGTGCAGGCAATTCTTTCTTAGGTTTAGCCTTTGGAACTTTTGGTTGTTGTGCTTTCTTTATAGCATCCATCAACTCTTTATGTTCACGCTGTTCTCTTTCCCATTTTTCTTCTTCAAAGTTTTTAGACAACTCTTTTCTAGTTCTTTGTTCTTCTATGTCTTGTTGTATAACAGCATAAATTTTAGAACCAATATTGGCTGCATTATCACCTTTACGCAATCTTGGTTTGCTTGCAGAAACGGCATCAGCATAGAAATCGGAATTTACATTGCCTAGTTTACTTGCTGTTCTAGGAGTTATTGATTGTTCTGTAGTAGTTTTCTTACGCTTGCGTTTGGTTAAACCCTTAAGAATATCTTCGGGGTCCATTGCAGCCTTCTTGGCCAATATATCAACAATTTGTTTGTCTAATTCGGCACGGCGTTCCTCAAGAGACTTTGTTGTTGCTCTTAATTCACCGATAACCGAATCTAATTGTGACTTGTTACTCATCTACGTTCCATGTTTCTTTGTTTTATCTTCTCATTTTCTTCTTCAATATACTGAGCAAGCATAGTAACGTAAACTTCACGCTCCCAAGGTATCATACCTTCAAGT